GCTGCAGATTTCGCTGCGCAAGCCGTCCAAGACGTCCCGTGCTTCGAAGTTTCAACTGACGCTCATCATGCCCCAAGCTGCCGTTGATGCGGAGGGTAATCCCCTCCGTACCAAAGATCGCGAAGCGCGTGCTGATTTCACTCTCACTACCAGCGAGCGAGCCACAGACGACGAACGCCAACAGATCTTGGATCTGATGGTCGAGTTGCTGTACAATGGCCAAGTCCGCGAAGTGTCGGTGAACAACAAGACGATTTACTAATCGTAAGCCGTCTTATATTCAGTTAAAACAAAAGGATTGTTATGCTATCGCAGAAGTCTTATAATGGCAAACCGGTTTCCCGGCGCCAGCGTTTGCTCGATTCTCACCGAGCATTTCGTCTGCATCCCTCCGACTTCGGTCGAGGTGTCAGTACGTTTTATGAGTGTCTTGATACACCGAAGAGTCTCGCTTGCCAACTTTTGTATCAGTATGGTGAGCACGCTCAGTTGGTGAATCTTGACACACTACCTTCTAATTACCTTGATGCTGAGGCTTTTAAGAAGGACTTTGCCGCTACTTCCTTTCTAAGAAAACATCCCGGTCTAAAGACCGGGGTCGATCTGAAACAGGTTGCTCTCAGCACTTTCGAGGCTGGGGAACAGGCGTGCAAAGCGTCCAATGAGAACATCCGAAACTATCTGGATGGCCGCAACAAAACGGCTATCAACGAATGGATTCTTAATAGAGCCATTCGCTTCATAGGAGACACTTTGGGTCGTTTTCTCATAGACGACGTACTTGAGAACTGCGGCTGGGGACCTGGTGTTACCCTCTCTGTTAAAGGAGCGGATACATCAGGAACCCAGAAATTCGACGTCGACCATGATATAACAGTTGATGCGTACGACCTCTATGGTCCTGTGATGACTGTTGCCTACCCTTCCTGGGACGGCTTTAAGAACCCACAGATCGTACGAGGTAACGAGATAATCACTGTGCGTAAGAACGCAAAGACTGATCGGACGATAGCAATTGAGCCAGGGTTAAATTCCTGGATTCAAAAAGGTATCGGCCGGTCTATCCGCGGGCGCTTACGTCAAGCTGGCTTCAACCTCGATAGTGACTGGAACAATCAGCTTGGAGCTTTCAAAGGCTCCATCGATGATTCTCTGGCCACTATTGACTTTAAAGCCGCATCGGACTCTATCGCTATTGAAGCGGTTAAGATGCTGCTCCCTAGGGAGTGGTATCAGTGTCTTGATGCGGCCAGAAGCAAGTTCTTTAAACTCGATGGGGTTACCCGTGTGTCGAAGAAATTCTCGACCATGGGCAACGGCTTCACCTTTGAATTGGAAAGTCTGATATTTCTAGCCTTAGCGATCGCAACTTGCGATTACTTGGGTGTTGAAACGACTGACGTTGCAATTTTCGGTGATGATCTTATTCTTCCCAAAGAGTGTGTCGAAGAGTTCACCATTATATCGACCTTTATGGGCTTCAAGACGAATCCGGAGAAAAGTTTCTCTTCGGGTCCGTTCCTCGAGTCTTGTGGGGTCTACTTCTTTAATGGTGTCGATGTGAAACCGATGTATTTAAAATCGGACGTGAAATATGCTAGAG